GCTCTTGAGACGGCCAACAGCCTTGAGAGGAATTCTCCGCACGGTCCGGACCTCCTGGAGTTGTTGGATGGGGACGTTGACGCCGATGGTGGGGACGTTGGGGACCTTGCCGAAAAACGTCCCCATTCGCTCGGCCCAATAGATCCAATCACTTGCAGACAATTTGGGGACGTTGGGGACGTTGGGGACCTTTTTCCAGCTTTCTCACGCGAGGAAATCTCTCTCTCACACTCATGCACAAATACGTGCGAGAGCGGCGCGCAGATAAAGGAGAGCCCGGAAAACGTCCCCAACGTCCCCAACGTCCCCATCGCTCCCGTAACAGAAACAAAACAAACAGGTTCAGTCATGGGGACGTTTAGCGCCAACGTCCCCATCACGTCCCCACAACGTCCCCAACCTGGAAACCGCGGCGCGGTTGACCTGGCCAAGTTGCCGGAGACTGCCGCCACGGAACCTCCATGATGTCGGCCATCGCCATCCATGAGGATTTCAGGCGCTCGGATTCAACCAGGAGAGAAACGATGACCCCGGTATTGACGGAGTGTGCCAAGTCGGCTGAGGACCCGCCATTAGGCATCTCGCCGAGTTGCCTGTTCGTGTCTACTTCCCTTGCGACGTGGACGACAGCGAACCCGGAGCAGTTCGCGCGCGACTTCCAGACCAACGACACGGTGTACCGGAGGATCGATCCCGAGTATTACGCCTGGCTGCGGTCGCGCATGGTGGTTGCCAAAAAGGCCGCGAGTACGGGGCATCTCGATGCAACTGCATTTGAAGACTTGCGCGTGCGTTTCAACGCCGTGCACGCTTGGGCGGTCGAGCATTTCGGCGAGGCCCAACTGCTCGCCGCGGTGCGGACATTTCGTTCGTGCGACTACAAGCCGCCGCTGCCTGAGGAGTTCGAGTGCACGAAGCCGGTCGGACCAGTCCCCTCGAGAACGAACCAGGAATCCGAGCGGCTCGCCCGTGCGCGCGGCCTGGTCGATGAAATCCGAGACCAAGCGCTGGCGCTGGGATGGACCATGGAGAGCCTGTACTTCTGCGAGGGTTATGAGCGACGGCCCATCGCGGCGCATTACGGCGTGGCGTGCTACATCGGCGGCGAACACCGGATTGGTGAGGTCACGCGGCAGTCCATCGAGATTGTCGGACCGTCACCCATGGAGACACGCTCGCGATTCTATAACCCGGATGTCGAGCAGCCTTGGATTGTCCGCATCAATCCCGAGGGAAAGTGATTGTCTGTGTTTACACATTTCCAGAGCCTTGCGTATATTTACATCGAAGGCCCGGTTCGATAGGCAAGCGCGCGGCGCACCCTCAGAAGGATCACTCCCCAAGTAATACCGAGAGACGGGACTCTCGTAAAACTCCTTCCCTTTCTTGTGATAGCCGAAGTGTGCCCAAATGACGCCCGCCGAACAAATCCCCTACTATGCGCCTGATGGAAGGTCGATGGGTTTTCGCTCCATTGATGCCGCGAAGCGCCTGATCGAAGGCGGCTACGTGAAGGCTTCTTACGGGCGCAAGGGACACCTGAAGGCGATCTGGCTACAGCAGGCGGACGGTAGCAGTCCGGTCGAGACCCACGCTCGGGCGGGCACCCGGTACAGCTTCCTTCAAAACCTCGACAACGGCAGCCGCTGCTGGAAGCTTCGCCGAGTCGATGGGCGTGACGATGACGGCGTACCGGTGACCACGCGCGGTGTCTTTATGCAAGTCGTGACGGATTGTCTGGTCGGATGAAAGATCGACGACAGATCGGCGGACGGTACCTCGCTCGCGCTCGCGGTGCGTTCCGTGGCGGCCAGGCGCGCCGGCGTCTGCCGGTGAACCAACCGGCGGACCCGGGGGCAGACGTCGCGACAGGGGCCACCCCGGCGCGAACGAGTGGCATCAGACGCCAAACGGGCACGCCGGATCGAATTCTGGTTCCTCCCTGGGCACTTTCGACGGCGGGTGGAATGGTCCCCAAAGGTCTTTACTTAGTTGCACTTAATCAGGTGGTCACGCAAGGTGTTCACTCAGGTGGTCATGCGGATGCGTAGGTCGGGTGCTGAACTCGCAAAATACGGGATCGATGCCGAGGCTGTCTTTGCCGAGATGGACGCTGCGCTTGCAGAGCAAACGCAAACCTTTCTTGGGAACCTCCGGGAGGACGTTGTTCTCATCTTGCTCGGCAGTATCCCCGAGTTTCGCCGAACAGCAGCAACAGTACGTCGACCGTGATAAGGAAATCAGATCACTTCGCAGCCGGTTGGCCGACTTCGAAAAGAGCAGCATCACGTGCACCAGATGTGGACAGAAGAAGCCGCCGACTGCCTTTCCGCCGAAGGGTCGGGCTTGCCTGCTTTGCAAGGTTGAGATTCTTGACGACTTGAATCAGTCGCTCCGTGATCGGATTGCCTGTCAACCCGGTGGCCCTCGCATTGACGTTCGTCAACGCCAGGCGCGTGGAGATCAATCGGCTGCCTGCGCATGTGCTCGCGGACTGCTCGCATTGACGTTCGTCAACGCCAGGCGCGTGGAGAATATGCCGGCAAGCGCCTCCAGCACGCGATCAACCAGTCGGACGGGACCCTGACGGTCGAGTTTCTGGGCCGAATCTTTGCCGAGGCTGAAGGAAAGCCGTGCCCCTATTGCGGGGAATACATGAACCGGCGCACGAAGACCCTCGATCACATGGTTCCCCTGAGCAAGGGCGGCCTCCACGGGACGGCTAACGTGATCATTTGCTGCAATCGATGTAACTCCGCGAAGCGCAATCGGGATTTCGATGATTGGGTTTCCCGGCTGCAGGAACCATACGCATCGTTGATGATCGCCGAATACGAGCAGAGGTACGGCTCGAAACCAAGCCAGTCGCTACTTCCGCTTCAGTACCCACCTGCATTTACGTCAAGCGGGATTCAATAACGAGTACCCAGGCGCAGATCGTGACTGGGGCGACTCTCTGATGACCTACGGTTCTGTTTGTTCCGGCATCGAAGCAGTGTCCGTCGCGTGGGAACCGCTGGGCTTTCGACCGGCGTGGTTCGCCGAGATCGATCCGTTTTGTTCCGCGCTGTTGGCGCACCACTATCCGCAGGTATCCAATCGTGGAGACTTCACCCGCATCGCGCCGGATCGAACGGCAATTGACGTTCTGGCCGGAGGAACTCCCTGCCAATCCTTCTCCGTCGCCGGAAGACGCGGCGGATTGGAGGATGCGCGTGGCAACCTGGCCATCGAGTTTTGCCGTCTTGCTGGCCGACTGCGGCCTCGCTGGATCGTATGGGAAAACGTCCCCGGTGTTCTGTCTTCAAGCGGCGGGCGGGACTTTGGCACCATCCTCGCGGCCCTGGCGGAACTCGGGTATGGTTGCGCCTGGCGAGTGCTGGACGCTCAGTTCTTCGGCGTGCCCCAGCGACGCCGTCGTGTCTTTGTTGTCGGACATCTTGGAGACTGGCGGCGTGCCGCAGCGGTACTTCTTGAGCGCGAGGGCCTGTGCCGGGATACTCCGGCGCGCCGCAAAGCGCCGGAAGATGTTGCCGGCAGTATTGGCGGCGGCATTGGCGAGTTCATGCCAGAGATAGCCTACGCGTTGAACTCCAAGGGCGCATCGGGGCGGCTGGACGCGCAATCGAACGAAACCTTCGTGACGCAAACGCAACCCACTGCCTTCTCCGCGAAGGACCACGGAGCCGACGCCGGCCCACTCGCACCGACGTTGCGCGCGATGCCGCACGACCGCAGCCATGCCAACGCAGGTGGACAGGTCGCCGTGTGTTTCGAGAGTCGCGTGGCGCGGAACGGGAGGGGTGGGCCATCTGAGCTTGTGCCACCGCTCAAGGCGCAATCCGGCGGTAGTGGCCGGGGCGATGGCGCTCCACTGCTCGCGATCAGCCGGACTCTGGCGGTCAGGCGACTGACCCCGCGCGAGTGCGAGCGCCTGCAGGGACTACCGGACGATTACACGTTGATCCCTTATCGCGGGAAGCCCGCCGCCGATGGTCCGCGGTACCGCGCGATTGGCAACAGCATGTGCGTTCAAGTGATGCGCTGGATCGGTGAACGAATTCAGATGGTGGACAGTATCCGTGGTTGAAGCCCGCATCACGCCCGCGATGGCGCGGCACATTGAGATATGGCCCACCGACCGGCTGATGCCGTACGCCAAAAATGCGCGCACGCACTCGCCAGAGCAGGTAGCGCAGATCGCGGCGTCCATCGTGGAGTTTGGATTTGTGAATCCGATCCTCGTCGATTCCACGGACGGGATCATTGCCGGCCACGGTCGCCTGCTGGCAGCTCGCAAGCTGGGTCTGGCGGAGGTTCCGGTGGTGGTGCTGGGCCACCTCAGCGAGATTCAACGGCGGGCCTACGTCATCGCCGATAACCAGCTTGCGCTCAACGCCGGATGGAACGATGAGATGCTCCGCGAGCAGATGTCGTCGCTCGTCGAGGATGGGTTCAACCTGTCACTGGTGGGGTTCTCCGACGACGAGCTCGCCTCGATACTGGCCGACGACGAAGCTGAGGCCGACGACGACGTCGAAAAAGAAGAAGCGGTTCCCGAACCTCCCGTGCAGCCGGTTACGATGCCCGGGGATGTGTGGTCGATCGGACGTCACCGTCTGATCTGTGGTGACTGCCGCGACACCGCCGTCGTCGAGAAGTTGATGGCAGGCGTCAGTGCGAACGTGGCGATCACGTCGCCGCCGTACGCGACGCAGCGCGAGTACGATCCATCGAGTGGATTCAAGCCAGTGCCGCCCAACGAGTACGTGGAGTGGTTCCGCGCGGTGGCGGCCAGCGTCGAGTCAGTGCTGGCACCGGACGGATCCTACCTCCTGAACATCAAGGCGCACGCCGACGACGGCGAACGGAATCTGTACGTGATGGACCTGGTGCTGGCTCACCGGCGCAAATGGGACTGGCGGTTCGTGGATGAGTTCTGCTGGCGCAAAACCGACAACGGCGTGCCCGGCGGTTGGGGCAACAGGTTCAAGAACGCGTTCGAGCCGATTTACCATTTCTGCAAACAGCAACAGATCAAGTTCCGGCCGCAGGCGGTCGGGCACGAGTCTGACGACTGCTTTGAATACTCCCCGGACAATCCGAAATCAACATCGGGCAGCGGACTGCTCGGTACCGGGGCGCGTGGAAGTGCGGCGGCCAAGCCGGGCGCGGACGATTCCGAAGGCCGCCACACTGGCGTAGCGCGCCCCAGCAACGTGATCGAGGTCAAGACGGAGAGCAGCCAGGGATCGCACTCGGCGCCATTCCCACGCGCGCTGGTCGAGTTCTTCGTGAAAGCGTTTTCCGATCCCGGAGATGTGGTCTTCGATCCGTTTCTTGGGAGCGGAACCACGATGGCCGCAGCCCACGTGCTCGGCCGCGTGGGCTACGGCTGCGAGATCTCACCGGCTTACTGCGACGTGATCCTGCGCCGGATCGAGCACCTGGCAGAGACAGAACCGGTCCTCGCGGAGACCGGTGAGATGTTCAGTGAAGTCGCCGCGGGCCGGGGTGTCCCGGCGGTCGAGGATGGCGATCTGCGCCAGCGCGACTCGAAATCCATTCGCCGCAAACCCAACGGCATGCCTTGCTACGGAGCCAAAGGCAAGCCGTAAACGAAGTTCAACTCAAACCAACAAGGAGACAGAAAAGTATGCCCGAAGTAGCCACGCCCAACCAGGCCGAACGCGAGTTCGAGACTGGGACGGACGAATCCTTCAAGAACACCAACGCCACTGGCAGCGGGACCCACAACGAGAACCAGCGGGTCACGTACGCCAACATCAAGCGCACCTACGACGTGTACCAGGATCTGGACATCCAGGCCGCGCGCCAATCCCTGATCGAGACCACGCGACTGAACCAGATCGCGTCGCAGGCTCTGCAAAACGCCGTGGAGACCGCCAACATGGTCGGCAAACAGTCCATCCGGCACGCCGACATCGCTGCCGATGCGCTGTGGACCGACGAACTCAACCCGGTGATGCGCGCTTCCGGGGCCAACCTCGCCGCGGGCGCCGTACCCGCCAACCGCGCGACCGACGTGAGCGCCGCCGGCGTGAGCGTGGATGCTCAGGCCGTGGCCGCGGCCGTTGCCAAGCAGGTGGACGCGACCATCACGCCGGTGCTCGCCACCCTGCAGCAGATCGTCCAGGCGCTTGCCACAGCGACCACGGCGATCGGCAACGTGGTGAACCAGGCGCAGCCGAAGACGACTGCGTAGCCTCTTCCTCCGAACCGGGGCGTGTCTCGTCGCGAGCCGCCCCGGATTTTTCGATGGAGACACAAACCCGATGAACACTTTCCTCATCATTCTCAAGCTGTTCCCACTCATTCTGAGCATCGTCCGCTCCGTTGAGGATGCGATTCCGCTGCCGGGCCAAGGCAAACAAAAGCTCGACCTTGTGCTCGACATTCTGAAGACCGCTTACGAGGGCAGCAGCTCGCTGGCTGCCGGGTTCACGTGGGACAAACTGGTCGCCATCGTGGTCCCGATGGTCGGCAAGATCGTCGATCTGCACAACGCTCTGGGCCTGTTCCAGAAAGCCGTTCAACCCAAAACCACATGACGAACCTGCAGGTGGTGACGTGGCCGGTCGAGAAGCTGATTCCATACGCCCGGAATTCGCGCACGCATAGTGCGGAGCAGGTGGCCCAGATCGCGGGGTCCATCGCCGAATTTGGGTGGACCTCTCCAATCCTTACCGGCAGCGATGGGATCATCATCGCCGGCCACGCCCGCTTGTTGGCCGCGCGCAAGCTCGGAATGACCGAAGTTCCGGTGATCGTGCTGGACCATCTCTCGGAGACTCAGCGTCGTGCGCTGGTAATCAGTGACAACCAGCTTGCTCTCAATGCCGGGTGGGATGCGGACATGCTGCGCATTGAGTTGGACGCGCTGCGGGAAGACGATTTCAATCTCGACTTGCTGGGTTTTTCCGATGACGAACTGGTGGAACTGCTCCAGGACCCGGAGTCTGATGCAGCCGGCAACACCGATGAAGACGCGGTGCCGGAGACTCCGGAGAACGCAGTCACCGTGCCCGGCGATATCTGGCTCCTGGACGAGCACCGGCTGCTGTGCGGTGATGCCACCGTGCTGACGGACGTGGAGAAGGTGTTGGCGGGCGGCCTGGCCGACATGGTCTTCACTGACCCTCCATATAACGTAAACT